TTACTTAGTGTATCCGAGAAAAAGCCTTTAAGATCGCCTAGCATCTTTGCAAAATCAGGTTCATCAACCATAACTTCTGATACGTCGGCTGCTTTTTCTAGAACTTCGGCAGAAGCGTCTGCTACTGCATCTGCAGGAGCTTCTTCAACAGCTGGTGCTTCCTCTGCGGGAGCAACTGCTGCTGTGTCTTCTACGGCTGCTTCTGGTGCTACTGCATCTTCTGCAACTACGTTTTCTGTATTCTCTGACACTTCTTTACCTCCTTCTATGTCTGCCTGTTTTGCAATTTGTGTTTCAGGCATGGACAATCTTGACTTTTTGTGTAAATCAAGAATCTTATCTATTTCTTTTGCTTTGTTAACATCGTTTGATTCTACCCAACCGATCAATGTTGCAGGCTTACCTGTAACTGGGGAATCGTATGATGATTCTGTTGATACAAATACTGAATCACTGTCTGCACAGTAAAAAATATTTTCTGCTACAACTTCTGTTGCCATTCCTTTAAATACTAGCTGCCCGTTCATTTTCTGAACAGACAAGATGTTGCATAGCTCATTTGCTGGTGAGTCAACTACTGACAACTCCATCAATGCGTAATCTTTAATAAATCGAACTGTCTTACCAGTTGACTTGTTAACTTCGTTTTCTGAATCTACAATCTTTCCGCCGATTGAGAATCCTGCTAGAGTTCCATCAAGAATCTTTTCCCAAGTATCTTGTGCACCCTTTGAAATGTATGCGTCTACATAAACTCCATTGTAAAATTCTTTTGTTGCTGGATCGTAAAATGTTTCTGGTCTGAATGAAACCATCTTACCAACTGCGTTTGATCCGTGCATTTCACGAATGTTTCCACGGAAATTTTCGAATGCTTTTAGGCTTGCTTCTGCTGAAACAACGTCGCCTGTTTGATCTAGATTATCGAGTGTCGCAAAACCAGAAACTGTGCGCTTTTCACGATTGACTTTTGTGAATGGCACAGATAAACTGATGTTATCGCCATGTGAAGACCATAAAGATTTTTCAATATTCATATGCTTAATTTTATAGCGTTATTCACTATAACGCAAATAATGGTTGAGTAGGGCTAGTCGACTTGTCGTCCGTCACCCTGAGCATTTCTGCCTTCCCCAGAAATATCTGGTGAATTTGCAGACCTTTCGGAATCTCTAGTTCTAGTTTTACCAGCCTGTGCCCGAACCTCTGCCTGGGCCTGCGGCTTTAATTCTACAACTTTATCTCCGCCATCAAGTGGGACCATACCCATTCTAATTCTAACTTCATTAGGGGTAATTACCTGCATTCTTAAATATCGCTCATCGATCTTAGACTGAGTATCTTCGTCGGTCAAGGTCAACTCATTGAATTTAAGAAGTAGGGCATCTGTCATTTCCTGAATAATTTTATTTAATTTCTTTTCTAAATTCATTTGAGCTGGACGACATACTTGCTCTCTAAACGTCTTATCAGCATCTCTTGCCACCGCCAAGTTAACTCCCTCTGGAGTTCCAATCTTATTAATTGGGACACGATGAGATAATAGAATTTCATCTCTATTAGATTTACGATACACGTTAAATGAAGACTCTTGAGTTCCTGCCTCAATTGGCTCCATCTTAAATTCAACCTTTGAGTCTGGTGAATCTGGTGGAAGTGGAATATATAGAGATCTGTGATTCTTTCCTCTTAGCCCAACCTGGAAAAATTCTAGAAGTTTACGCTCTGATTCTGTAGACAACTTAGCACCCTTTACAGTGATAATATATCTTGGAACCGCCTTGTTTTCAAAGTAGTCAAGGTTGTACTTGCCAGCAAACTCGTTTCCTGCCATCGCATTCTGTGATGCAATAATATCTGGAATACCGTAATAGTTATTTGTTGGTGTGTACTTCTTTAGATGAATAATTTCATTAGGACGCTCTAGGCCACCGTCAATTGGATTAGGAGTTTCTTGATCTCCGAAGTTACGGAAATAAACAGCCTTGCCATAAAGCAATTGAATAAAGCCATCACGCAAACGGCGAACTCGCATAGTCTTTGCTGGGATATGTCCAACATATCCAATCTTGCCTGCTGAGGTTCTACCAATTTCAAGGTATCCATTACCTGTTGCCTCAACATCTGTATAAGCCTTAATTAAAGTTTCTGTAAATGTTTCTTCTTCATTGCATTCCTCTAGCCAATCATAAAGATCTTGACGAAGACGATTTAATTTACGACGTGCACGTTCTAGCGCTTTGTCGTCTGTAATGTTATCAAATGCTTCTTGTGTTTTTCTTGTCTCAACAAAGTCGTGGCCTAGGCCAACAATATTGGAAACCTTAGCATTAATTGCTGCATAATTGTATGGTGAAATTTCATAAATCTGTGAAAGGTAATCTAAGTTGTATGGTGGCTCAATAAGGTCAAACATCGCATAGCCAGTAATAGCTTGTGCAAGAAGATTCTGTTGTGTTTCTGTTCCATCAATTCCCTGGAAACGCTTTTGCAAATCTCTATTCATCTTACGACGGAATGAAGCACCTAATCCAGATACTTTTGTTAAATCTTCTCCCTGAATTTTAAATGGGTCATTACTCTTTGATTCTACTGGAGCATTAAATCTCATCCAGTCTGCAACATTAGAAATTGATACTTCTTCTCCGCCTTCATCATCAATAAACTCTATCATCTTGTTCCCCCATTTTTAAGAGCCTTCATCTGGTCTTTATATTCACCGATATCTAAAGGATCTGGTGTAAGTCCCCACTTTAATCTTGTTTGCTGTTCTTCGAATTCTTCGTCGTTGATTTTTCGTTTACCCATAAGAAATTTAGGCCCGCCCTCATATATACCGTATGTGCGAACTTCTCTAGCCAAAGCATCGATTCTGGATCTATTGCCTTTTTTTGACGTGACCGAAAGAAAGTTCCCATCATCGTCTCCAATCCAGCGACCATCTGGCATTTCCCAGACATAGATTCCGAGAGTTGTTTCGTCCTCGTTAAACTTTGCGCCTAATCTTTTGATATCCATATAGTTTTATTTTACCATTCTTTACAATCTAAGTCCAGCTTTTTGTCAAGGTATGTGACAAATTTATACGCTTTGAAGCACGATCCAGTCATTATTGTATGCAATAATATCAGATTCTGTCAGGGTAACTGACGGTTCTGATATTGTAGATACCGCTCTACCTGTATATAGCTCATAATGGGTTTCTACTAGCCCTGAAGTTAATTCTTTTTCATAGGTAGCAATATTCTTATATAGGTTGCTTGGTCCGCCTGCCGTCTCATAATTTAATTGAATAGCACCTGTAATTGGGGTAGTAAATACAACAACTATATAATGGGGTTCTTCTTCAACTAAATATGAACTAATGTTTGTCTGATTAGTTACATCTACATTGTTTACATAGATCTTGGCTATATTGGCCTTAGAGACCACTCCAGAGCCGTTCCAGGCCAGTCTGGTAGCAGAAGGGTCGGAACCGTAGATAAGGGTGTTAGAAGCCAACGTAAGCGGTGTGAAGAACATCTCTACAGACTTGATATCAGACAATGTGTTGATATTAAATCCTGCTCCATTTTTAGCCCTAATTCCGTTTGTATAGTTTCTGGAAAGAATAGGATAATTTAAAGATCCTAAATAATATTCTGTATTTGATGTTATCTTGTCCCCGAAATTATCTGCGTATATATCTTTATTTGTATAGAAGGCAATACAGAAGAATGATAGTTTTGGTAGATATTTGTTAGCATCTGATGTTGTCATTGTTATTCTAATATATAATTTACCAGATGCGTCAAATGAATCTTTGGTATATTGAGGAACTGGCTGACCATTTACACATGATACATATGTGGTTCCGTCAACACTTGTTTCTACTGTAACTCCTAAATCATTCCGCCATTCTACCTTTGATGTTATAAGGTTCATTTCTGATGGAACTAATATAAAGTCATTGATTACAAAGGTTTTTGATTCCGCCGTTTCTGTTTCAAGGAAACCAAGGTGTTTATTTAAAACATCATAATATGTATTATCGTCTAGCCAATTAGTCCATGGCTTATCTACTGGATAAGAGTAATCAAACACAGCTTTCATATTAGCGTCTGATCCGCTATAGAAAACTCCCTCATCTGGATATGCTACTTGAATTGCTGGGGATGTTACATTGCCATTGATATAATGGCTTAGAATAGTTTTTGATGGCAAAGAATATCTGTATGCTGCTGGAGCATCTACAATAAATGTATCTCCAGATGTTGTAGTTGGACCAACACTTAATGATAGCGCTGTATTTGTGAATTTAAAACTAGTTAGAGATTTAGACTCTACCTCTACTCCATCAATATAAAGAGATATAGATTCACCAGTGTAATTACCTACTAGATGAGTTGTCTTTCTTGAATATGATAATGGGGCTATTACGAACTCTGTTTCAGAGACCTTGAAAAGAATATGTCCTTTGTCCCAAAACAATCCTATATCATTTGTAGAATCTGCAAATAGCGTTGTCTCTGCTGTTGATTCAATTGATGGGCTAATCCAGCATTCTAGTGTAAAGTCATTATCAGATGTATCTGATGTTCCAAACGAGGATGAGACTGTTGCTCCATAGTAATCTTTTGTTACTGGTAATGTTATATATGCTGTATTGGTTATCTTTGTCCCAGATCCGCCGCCTGATACTAAAGGAAGAATATTAGATGCGGGAGACCCTACGTAAGTTCCATTATTGCCGCACCCTGATGAGTCAGAAGCGGTGGTACCAGAAGACTCGTCCAACGGCCAGAAGCCAATTGGATAGTCTTTAATTACCTTTAATTGATAACTCATATTGTTATTATACCAACGAATGGGTATTGGGTATATTACTCTGCTGGGGCTGTGTTTTTAGCATTAAGTAGGTTTACTACTGTTTCTGCCGTCTGCCTAATATCTAGAGCACGAGAAATTTCTTGGCATCCCATACGGATATCTGAAATGTTTGCTACTCTATCAAGCTTTAGCTTTTGCCCAATATCTGTTACTACTTTAAATTGACCGTCTTTATCTTTGATTACAAAGAATACGGTTTCTACTTCCGCCGCTTCTGGGGCGGCAACTTCTGTTGATTCAACTGAATCTATATTTTCTGACATAATTATCCTATCTCTTAAAAGTCAGTATATCAAATTATTTTATGAATGTCTATGTTAAAGTGGATAACGAATTATAACAATTCCAGATCCACCAGCGCCTGTTGTTCCAGAGTCTCTAATTCCTCCGCCGCCAGAACCAGTATTTGCTATACCATTTCTATTTTGACTATTTGTACTAGAGTTAGATGATCCCATTCCGCCGATTCCATTTTTCATAGAGCCTACCCAAGAACCACCAGATGCACATCCTCCTCCACCTGCTGCATAAAATTGAGAGCTTCCGCTTATAGAATACTGTAAACCGTTTCCACCTTCTCCGCCTATGCCATTAGTTACAGTGTTATTAGCATTTGTTCCTGCGCTACCTGCCCCACCGCCACCGCCGCCAGACCAATTGTCTCCTCCAGATCCAGGCCTTCCTTCTCCTCCATTGTTACCTTGCCCAGATGTTCCTGAACCACCAGGTCTGCCAGTACTTGTATCGTCTCCTCCGCCTCCACCACCTGAACCGCCAGGTCTGCCAAATCCGCCGCCAAGTCCGTCGTTACCAGTTGCTGGTGGATAATTATTGCTTGAAGGATGAGCCCCACCGCCACCGCCTCTTATAGCTGTTACACCAAATGCAGATGAATTATTTCCATAATTTCCTACTTGTCCTGGATTGCTTGAAACACCGCCTGCGCCTACAACTATTGAATAATTTGAAGTATTTACTTGATATTGTGAAGAATATATAAGCCCTCCAGCGCCACCACCGCCACCAACTTGGCCTCCTCCGCCTCCGCCACCTGCGACAATTAAATACTCTATTGCTCCAGAAATTTCTGTGTTAAAAGTAAAGCTTCCAGGTGTTGTAAAAGTATGTATTTTATAGCCTCCAGCGTTTGTAATTGTTCCACCAGTTCCGCCAAGACCTTTGTTGGTTGCATTTTTTATTTTGCCTTGGGAGCCGAATGATCCTCTTACGCTATTAATAAATGGCATTTTTATCCTTTAGTAGTTTAGATTTGAGTTTGCAAAAACAATCCAACTGCTTCCTGATCTAATGAAAGTAAATGAGAATACATCTATTTTATTTGCAGAAGATGTTGGTAGCGGAGCCTGACCATTTGGCCAACGAATTGTTTGATTTGTTCCACTAATCTGAATAGTTGTTGGAAGATATCCAGTTGAGCCTTGAGTTACAAGTACGTTTACTGTCATAACCTTATCATTATCTGTTGGCATGTTAGTAAAGTTAAATGTCATGTTTCCTGTTGGAGCCGTTGAAATATAATAAATGTTTCCAAGTGCCCAATCGCATGTAGCTGTATTTGTAGATAATGTAACAGGAACTAGATTTTCTCTTAATTCTTGAATATCTACAGTACCGCTAAGAGATACTGTTCCAGTAGCTGTAAGCCCTCCAGTAATTCCTACTGTTCCTGTAGCTGTAATTGATCCCGAAGTAATAGCGCCAGTTCTAATATCTGCGTATGTTAATGAACCCTGGGAGAAGTCAAGTGTATTAGTTGGCTTTGTTGTTGCACCCTTGAAGAATTTAAATACTCCATCTGATGCATCACGCAATACTCCAGCGTATTTTGTTCCGCTTGACACGTATTCACCAACAAGTCCTAAATCGATTGCATCTCCTGTATTGCCATCAGCAACGAATACGATTGGAAAAGCCACTTCGAGAGTTTGTACACCAGTTTGTGAACCAGATCCACCGAAGGAAAGATTGCCTGCGATATTTACATCACCCTGGATACCGACTCCTCCAACAATTGTTACTGCACCAGTAGATGGTGAAGTTGATGGTGTTGCAATTTCAATATGCATATTGCCAGGACGTACACCAGTTTTTGGTGGTGTAATTACAACCTGAACATTTTCTTCATCATCAAATCCTCCAGCTGCGAGAACAATTGAGTTATCTGATCCATTTGCTCCAGTAGCAATTACTAGATTTCCGTCTCCAGTAGTTATTGCTGGTGCTTCATAAAATATATAACCATCATGTGGTCCTGTTATTCCAAATGTTGTCTGTGAAAATGTTGAGCCAGTAACACCCATATCGATCCAGCCAGCGGTATCATTTCCAGTATCGGCATAAGCAATAAAGTCTGTTGATGAATTTGCTGATTGGTTATGGATTGCAACCTGTGCAAACGGCTCACCATTTAATTCAAATACCGCACCTGGATTTGTTAAGTCTGCAGAAGTTTCAAATGTTCTAGCATTTTGACCTACATATACTGTTCCAGTAAGAGCTGTATCTCCTACGATATTTACGTTTTGTGAGAAGTCTACTTCTGTTGTTGAAATAACAATTTGCTCGGCACCACTTTGTAGTCCACCCGCCGCAATAATAATATTATTAGATAAACCAGTAGAATCTGTTGCAAGCACTAGGTTGCCATCTCCTGTAAACTTGTTAACCTGTGAGTTAATAACTGATGTTAAAGCAATGTTTCCTGCTGTGTATCCTGCGGGAACTGCAACTACAACCTGTGTTGAAGTTGGTGCTGAAACAACTGTATATCGACCTTCTAAGGTCGGAGCCACTGGAAGAATTAAGTCAAAGATCACTCCAGCAATCATTTGATGTGGAGTTCCAGTAATAAGATTTAGGCTTGAGCCCGCAACGCTATACTGACTTACTGTAACAACTCCCGCAATAGCACCTGACATAAATACATATCCATCGCCAGGTCCTGTCAACGAAAATGCAGGGTCATTAAAAGATTGATTAGTAATACCCATATCGATCCAGCCTGACTCATTTGTACCATTTGAGGCATACGCAATGAAGTCGGCGGAAGATGATAAACCAGCTCCTGTATTCACAAGGGCTGTTTGAACAAAACTATTTGAAGATCCTTCAATACCTAAAGCTACATCTGTTAAATCTGCAGCAGTAATAAAGTCTGTAATATCTTCGCCAATTAAAAATGTATCGAAAGAATCAGACCAGAATGTGAGGGTTCCGTCTGTCTTTAATACTTTGCCTGCTTGACCTTCAGTTGGCGGGATTTCAGAACCTTCCACCATACGTGTCCAGTAATCTGTATCTGTAATGACTTCGCCAGTTGATGGGACTTCATTTGTATAAATCCAAACAATATTATTATATCGAACAACGTCGTTTAACTTATACTCTACTTCAGTATCCCAATCCCCTTTCCAAATAAAGCGGATTGATCCAAGATTAATAATTTGCGTTGCCATTAGTTTACCCTCACTATAAGATTAGACTTGTCTGCTTCAGACCATTCGAATTCTAATTCTCGTGTTGTAAATGTCCATTCACGATAATCAGTACTTCTACGATTTTGATCTGGCAGTACTACTTCTGTTGTTCCATCTTCTATAATTTCTAAAGACAATTGTCCAGAAACTGGAAGATATTTAAATCCATAAAATGATCCAAGATTTGATCCTGGAATCTGTTGCCAATAATCGCCTGTCCATTCCCATGCAATTTCGCCAAGAGTGTAGGTGTCACCTACAGATGGCGTTGCTGGAAAAGTAACTGGCATTTTGGTCTCCCGTTATACTTCAACCCATAAGTCGTCGTAGTATATAAATAACTTTGCTATAGAAGAATTGTACCAGATATTGCCTTCTATTGGACTTGTAGGGGCTGTTTCAGATACTGTTACTGTAGATCCCGCCTCTTCCGCTGTCAAAAGTATCTTATTGTTGTCATCGTCGTAGGACGCTGTTATATTTGTATGGCTGGCATGTTCAAAGAGCGGTGCTATGGCATCTTGAATTTGCTCAGTACTAATAGTGGCAGTTCCAGTAAGCAAAATTTTATTATTATCGTCATCATATGATGCTGTTAAATTAGTATGACTTGAGTGATTTAGTAGAGGAGCTACAAAGTCCTGGATCTCTTCCTGTGTTAAAACTGGGTCTTCTTCAGAGCTTGAATAAATACGCCATGCCGTTCCGTCCCAAGCAAAGGTGCGGGTACCAATAGTAACCTGCTGTCCATTAGTAGGATTTGACGGGAAATTCAAGGCTGAGGTCATAGATTAATTATACCTCAACTCTCATTAAATCTATTGAATCTAGGGTATAGAAATGGTATACTAAAGGCCTAGCAAACAAATTTAAATATTTTGCTTCTTATACAGTTATGGATATTATGAAAACCGATAAAATAGTAATAGTTGGAGGCGGATCTGCTGGCTGGATGACTGCTGCTACATTAATTAAAGCTTTTCCGAATAAAGACATTTCAGTCATTGAGTCTAAAGATGTTCCTACTGTTGGTGTAGGAGAGTCAACTATTGGTGGAATAAGAACATGGACCAGATATATAGGGCTTGATGAATCTACCTTCTTCAAACAAACCGATGCCTCTTTAAAACTAAGTATTAAATTTACAGATTTTTATAAAAAGGATGGCGGGTCATTTCATTATCCATTTGGACAGGCTGATGTTATTAACAATAGAAATCCATTTTTTGACTGGCAATTAAAAAAATATTTTTATCCAGAAACTCCAATTGAGGATTTTGTAAGATGCCTTTTCCCAGCTTCGGCTTTATTTGAAAACAATAAATTTTCTTTAAATAATTCAGGGGATTTTGATCACTTTGATGCCGCTAACGATGTTGCGTATCATTTTGATGCAACTAAATTTGGAGTGTGGCTTAGAGAAAACTATTGTATTCCTAATGGAGTAAAACATATTATAGCAACTGTTTTAGAAACACCAAACGACCAAAACGGAATTAAGCACCTTGTCCTAGATAATGAAGATATTGTTGAAGCTGATTTATTTATTGATTGTACTGGCTTTAAAAGTCTTTTGCTAGATAAGGCTTTAAATGAACCATTTGACTCGCTATCCAAAATGCTACCAAACAATAGGGCTTGGGCTACTAGAATTGAATATGAAAATAAAGATATTGAATTAGAAGGTTTTACTAACTGTACAGCTATTGAAAACGGATGGTGCTGGAATATTCCTTTATGGTCTAGAATAGGAACTGGCTATGTATACTCTGATAAATTTGTAACTCCAGAAGAAGCAAAAGAAGAATTTAAAAGATATCTAATGTCGGACAAGATGGTTATTCCACGAACTAAGGAGCAGGTAGATGCTCTTGAGTTTAAAGAAATAACTATGCGTGTTGGAATACATAAAAGAACTTTTGTTAAAAATGTTGTAGCTATTGGCTTATCGGCTGGCTTTATTGAGCCACTTGAGAGCAACGGACTGTTTAGTGTTCATGAATTTTTATTTAATCTTATAGACATACTACAGCGTGGAGAAATATCTCAATTTGATAGGGATATGTATAATGTAAGTACTCGTGACCTATTTGATCAATTTTCTAAATTTGTTGCCCTTCACTATGCCCTATCGCATAGAGATGACACAGAATACTGGAAAGACATTAATACTAAAGAATTTAAAGATGAAATTTCAAATGATCCGTATACCCCAAATAGGACGAAGGCTGGGGCCTTCTATGATATTATTGGGCGTTATATGGAAGAATGGTTTCATCCATACGGAATGGCTGGTATTACATATATAGCAACAGGAATGAATCTTCAAATGATAAACGACAATAGGATTGCAAATATGACTTATAGATATAAGCGTGACTACTTATCAGAAGCGGATGCCATTTCTGAAATATGGGAAAACAAAAAAGCTAAATGGAATAAGGCTGCAGAATCGTCTCCTAGCCTTAAAAAATTTTTAGAGGACACATTTTATGGCAAAGAATAGGTATGAGTGGGTATATGCTTTATCTAGAATGAAAGATAGATCATATTGGAATAGGCCAAATACTGTAGAATTTTTTGCTTTTATGACCAAGCTTTCTATTATATTTCCAGGGCTTTTATTTGGTAAGCAATGGTGGTGGCTATATATATTTGCTTTAGTTTCTAGTTTAGCTTTAATTTGGTCTTCTACAGTAAAGACCCTGCCTACAATAATCTTGTTTAATATAGGATGGTCTATATTAGCATCAGCTGCAATAATTAAGGCTTTAACATGAGCAAAAAAGAACCAGTGATTGTATATTGGTCTCCATACTCTAACCCACACAGGGTTTCTTATGTTAACCTATTATGTGAGCCCCCTAAAAAAGTATTAACCACAATAGGATCACCCGTTTCTAATAAAAAAGCATCTTATCATAACTGCAGATCTCTTCAAAATTTAATGAAAAATACTTACATCATACCAGCACCACTGTCATCTAAATTAAAAATATCTGGATCTTTTGAAGAGCCATTTCTAACTACAGATAACAATCTATGGAATGCTAGAAGTGCTTCTTTAGATAAAAGATACTCTGTTGACTATGATTTTAGCTGGATCTTTTTTTCAGAAGAGCAGGTTACTCTTAGAGAGACACATCCATATATGCATAATACGGCTTTTTCAAAATCTGGATATCTAGCATCTGGATCATTTGAAATTAATAAATGGTTTAGGCCAATAAATATAACATTTAACTTATGGGAAGACCATAATTCTATTGAGGTTATTGAAAAAGAGCCATTATGTTATGTAGAGTTTGAAACATTAGACAACAGGCCAGTTATTCTTAAACAATTTGAATTGACAGAAGATATGTATAATTACTGCACTCAGGCTTTAATTACTTCAAAAAACATTCTGTCTTTTGAATCACTAGAGTCTTTATATTCTAGATTTATAGGTTCAAATAGACATAAAAAAATAGCTAAACTAATAAAGCAAAACCTACTATAAATTAACTTTCTTGCTCTGAGTATAACCACATATCTTCTGGCTCCACCCATATTTTATTTATCGAGATTGGCAGATTTAATTCTTTTATTGTTTTTATCAATTCTTTTTGTGAATTTGGACCGTATAATGTATTAATTTGTCCATTGATATTAAGGAGATAAAACTCTGCATATGGAGACCATGATGCATATAATCCTTGTCCTCCGCTTGCCTCCCATATAACTTCCCAAATGTCTACTTCTTCAATTGTAAGTTCACGAGAATAGTCCCAGTCTTTTTTAGGTGGTAGTTGCAATGTATTACTATCCATCCAGCTGGGTTCAAAGACTTCTCCGAAGTCAGTAAATATGTTATAGGTAGATTTAAATCTCAAATCTGGTATCTAACTATTACTACTCCAGATCCACCAGGTGATGTTATATCTCCAGAGCCGTGGCCTTGGCCACCAGCTCCTCCACCTAAATTGCTACTTGGAGGATTTAATGTTCTATTGGATTCGGAATGACCTGTTCCACCGCCACCGTTTCCACCTGCTCCTGGAGTATTTGCTCCACCGTTATGTCCTCCACCGCCACCTCCGCCGCCGTAAAAGGTATTAGAGCCAGAAATAGAATTTGCTATACCAGATCCTCCTGCTCCATTGGTGCCACCAGAACCTGGATAAGCTTGTCCAACTGCGCCTGCTCCGCCTCCACCGCCTGAAGCGTGTTGTGATGCTGACGGGTGGTTTGATCCTCTACCGCCAGAATTTCCGTAACCAGTAAATCCAGCAGGAGATGTTTGAATCGCAGAACCTCCGCTCTGACCACTTCCTGAGCAAGGTGACCAGCATGCTCCGCCTCCACCGCCTGATCCACCATTAGCTCCTGGTAAATTTGAGTTAGTTCCAGAACCTCCACCGCCACCAATTGCTGTTAAACTTCCAAAAGAACTATTGTTACCATTAGGAGCCTGACCACCATAACTATTTATAGTAGAAGTTGCACCTCCAACAACAACTGAATACGGATTTGCAGCTAATGAATAGTTGCTTGAATATATAATTCCTCCGCCGCCTCCGCCACCTCCATGTGCTCCGCCTCCGCCGCCTCCGCCAGCAACAACAAATATTTCAGCGTTAATTGGAAGGCCGTATGAATCTAAAGCAAAATTTTCTGTGCCAGATGTAAAAGTGTGTGTTCTATAACCGCCAGCGGTAGAAATTGTACCACCAGAAATCATAAACTTACTTCCAACACGTTTAGATCTTGATTGTGGCCCAAAAGAGCCTCTTATGCTGCTTACAAATGGCATTTATTTCTCCTTTAGAAGTTTAAGTTGTATGAACCCAAAACTATCCAGGCTCCACCTGAAGTTCTAAGTAATGTAAATGTAAATATGTCTAGTTTACCAGCAGATGATGTTGCAGTTGGAGCCGCACCTGCTGACCATCTAATTGTCTGAGAAGTTCCAGCAATCTGGAATGTTGTTGGAATATAACCAGTTGATCCCTGTGTAACAACAATGTTAATTGTCATTACCTTTGCTGAATCTGATGGAACATTTGTTGCATTAAATGTCATATTACCAGTTGGTGCTGTACCAATATAGTAAATGTTTCCTAGCGACCAATCAAGTGTTCCTACGTTTGATGCCAATGTAACATCTACAATTTGTTCACGCATCTCTTGAATATCTACTGTTCCGCTTAATGATACTGCTCCAGAGGCTGTTAATCCGCCAGGGGCTGTAATTAAACCAGAAGTATTAAGTGTTGTTGCTGTAATCCCAGCAGTTCGCAGATCTGCATACGCAAGTCCTGCACCTGAGAAGTTAACTACTCCAGCAGAAGGAGCTACGGTTGAATCTTTAAATATCTTTACTACACCGTCTGAGGCATCACGTACTAATCCTGCGTATTTAACTACACCGCCAGATGTGTACTCTCCAACAAGCCCTAGATCTATAGCATCTGATGTGTTTCCTGATCCTACACGAACGATTGGATCTGTTACTGTAAGGGTTGTCGTTGTGAGAGTTGTTCCAGCGCCTCCAAACGTAATGTCGCCTGCAATATTTACGTCGCCTTGAATACCAACGCCACCTACTACTGTTAATGCACCTGTTGATGGCGATGTAGAAGGAGTTGGAATTTCAATGTGTACACGCTCATCTGGAATAATGACCATTTGCTCATTACCAGAATCATATCCGCCTGCTGCAAATACAATCTTGTTTTCCGATCCATTGGCACCTGTTGCTAAGACAAGATTTCCTGCACCTGTTGTGCCAGATGGTGCTTCATAAAAAATATATCCATCATTTGGACCCGTAATGCCGAATGTAGCTTGGCTGAATGAAGATCCTGTAACACCCATATCAATCCAGCCTGATAAGTCATCTCCATTATTTGCATATGCAATATAATCTGTAGAAGAGTTAGCTGAATTATTATGAATAGCTATTTGAGCATAAGGAGATCCATTTAATTCAAATACTGCGGCAGCATTAGTTAGCTCTGCATTTATATTAAATGCTTTTGCGCCAGTTCCAAAAAAGATTTCGTCATAAATTTCAATTCCATCATCTGGAGTAAAAATCATTTGTTCGTTACCGCTTGTCAAACCACCAGAAGCAATAACAATGTTGTTTGAAAGACCTGTTGAATCAGTTGCAAAAACTAGCTTGCCATCGCCTGTAAATTTATTTATTTGAGAGTTAATAACGTTTGTTAAGGCCACGTTTCCAGAAGTATATCCTGCAGGTGTTGCAACAACAATCTGCGTTGTGCTTGGTGCTGAAACAACTGTATAGCGACCCTCTAATGTTGGAGCTACTGGAAGAATTAAATCAAAGATGACTCCAGCAATCATTGCATGTGGACCATCAGTAATAAGGTTTAGGTTTGAACCCGCAACGCTATACTGATCTACAGAGACTATACCAGCGATTGCTCCAGACATAAATACATATCCGTCGCCAGGTCCTGTAAGTGAAAATGTTGGATCATTAAATGATCCGTTAGTAATACCCATGTCTATCCAACCAGACTCATTTGTACCATTTGATGTATACGCAATAAAGTCTGCAGAAGATGATGCACCAGATCCTGTGTTAACCAATGCTGTTTGAACGAAAGATGTAGAGGATCCTTCAATACCAAGAGCTACGTCGGTTAAGTCTGCGGCTGTAATAAAGTCTGTAATGTCTGCACCAATTAAGAATGTATCAAATGAGTCAGACCAAAATGTTAGTGTGCCATCGGTCTTAAGAACCTTACCTGCTTGATTCTCTGTTGGAGGAATTTCTGATCCCTCAACCATGCGTGACCAATAAACTGTACTTGTAATAAGATTATTTGCTGATGGGATTTGATTAATGTATACCCATACAATATTGTTATAACGAACTACGTCATTTAGTTCGTATGTGTTTGCCTGTACCCAGTCGCCCTTCCAAATGAAGCGAATGTTTCCTAAATCGATTAATTGTGTTGCCATTTGCTATGCTCCTACCTCTACTAGTAAGTGTGTCGGATTCTCTGTATCCCATTCAAATTGTAATGGAATTGTCGTGAATATCCACTCTTTGTATTCGTCATTTTTACGAACTCGAATACCGTTCGAATATATACTACTCTGTGGAAGAACTACTTTAGATCCATCATCTGTTACCTGAAGATATAACCTTCCAAGATCATTGCTTGTTTTAAAACCGTAAAAAACTCCAATATCTGTTGCATTGCCTCCGCCGCTACTTTCTCCTGCAACAGAGTCCCACGTTGTGCCGTTCCAAGTCCAGGTTCTGTCGTCGGTAGCAAAAAGCTGTCCTACGACGGGATTGGCTGGAAAATCTAATGCTGGCATAGTCTAAAGTATAGCACGGTATATATTAAAATAACTAGGCCTCAGCCTGGCAATTATACTATTTATATACACGGCTACCCCCTCCTTTTTTAACTGATTATCGTAATGCTGCTATTTCTTCAGGCGTTAATCCAAGAGCAGCCAGTTTAGCTTCTGCAGACGCTTTAGCTTCTGCTTTAGCAGATTCTTCTGCTTCACGTTCTGCCCTTTCTAAATCAGCAGCTGCAATATCTGCTTCCATCTGTGATATTTCAGCATCTGTTAATTCAACTTCGATTTGTACAAAGCAATTGCCACATTTTGGATCGCAACCACCACAGCACATAACTGATTTTGTTAGCTTATTCATTTTATTTCTCCTTATGCTTTCTTTATTCCGTATACACGAATTGTTGTTTTTGCTGCAATATTTGCATTTCTATATGAGCTAAATACAAGTGAGGTAATTGCACTTGTTTCTGGATATAGGCTTGCGCCAAAATATCCACGGTATTCGTCAGCCCCATTTTGAACCGTTCCACCAGAAATTTTTATCAACTTTGTATTAGATGTAGATGTGTACTGTGGGATATAAAATCTTCCATTACTAAATGTATTTGCCGATGAATCTGCAGTAGTCATTGGAACATAGGGAGGATTGCTATCTATAAACCCATTTATATCGTTATTGACACCAGTACCATAAAGTACTTTCATTGTATAGTTAGTGGTTGAATAATTATTTGGTCTACAGTACAAAAAGTCAACACCGTTGCCTGTTCCAGTATGAGTAGAACGAGCAGAAACTCTAACCTGCAAGTCTGTATATGTTTGCGGAATATTGCTTAAAGTAATAGCACTTACTGTTCCTGTTGCTGTGTATGAAGAGATTAACTCATAAGTAATTGCCATATTAAGCCGCCTTTATCCCATATAATTCAGCCGTTGTTCCAACAACCCAAGTACCAGATGTTGCAAATAATTGAATACTTGAGATTGCAGAAGTTGATTGCCAGATTCCCTGAATCAGGTCGTTGCCGTTTTGAGATCCAGATTCACTGCACCATGACTTATGCTTATTACTTCCATAATTCAAGATATAGACCTCGTGGCAGCCAAAGGAGCTTGGGCTATCATATCCCCAGTTTGTCAAATAACCGCTTGTCAAGCCAACAAGAAAAGTACTGCCCTTACCGCCAGCAGTAGTAACATATAATGAACCCGTAGCATATGCAGCAGATGAATTATTGTTAAACCTAATGCGAACATCTGCATCGCCACTAGTTCTTTTTGCTTTAACAACTAAATATAAATCAGTGTAAGTATTACTAATATTTGTAAACTCTAAAGAGTTACTATCACTTCCAGTAATAGTTTGTGTTCCTAAAGAATCAAATGTTCTAGCCATTTAATTACCCTCCGATTCCATACAACGCAAAGTGTGACCCACTAATTATATTTCCACCAGTTGAAGTTAAAACCATAGAGCTAATAGCATCTGATGAATTATTCCATAGCCCCATTCTAGCAAATATTCCTTGCCCAATTCCGCTGGTGTCAATAGAGCCTCCAGTTAAAGTATGGTGTGTTTTAACTTTGTCGCTTGCAGCATAATCAAAAATATATGTTATTGTTGAAACAAAACCTGAAGTGCTATTTCCATACCATACTGGGCCAGCAATAGAAGTTAAGCCACGACTTGAAGATGTTCCTTGTAAAGAAGAGCTTGGTGTTCCACTAGAATAGACCTGAGACTTTGTGTAGTTAGTTCCAGAGTCTCCATTAAATCTAATATTTAGATCTGTATCATTATTTGTCAAAGCAAAATATGAGTGTAATTGAAGATATTTATATGTACTAGGAATACTATTAAAAGTAATAGTAGTTCCAGAACCTGATGCAGTTTGTGTAGCAATTGATTCAAATCCCAAACTTTGTGCTACATAAATTCCAAGTCCATAAGATCTAGCAGACTGTGTTGTCAGTAATGGCATTTAGTCTCCTTTATGCAAACTTTGTCTGTGATCCGAATACAGTAAAGGTTGCTGATCCTGTCTTAATAATTGTAAATGCATATGAATCTATAGAAGAAGCATTACCTGCAGATGGTGCTGTTCCGCCTTGCCATTTTGGAGTAACTGCTGCTCCATCAATTTGAAATGCTGATTGATAATATGCTGTAGATCCTTGAGTTGCTAAGAATACTACAGTGATTGAATCTCCTGTTGTCAGGATTGAATCTAAAGATGCGCTTGAACTTCCACGAACATTTAGTGTCCAGTTTGCTGAAGCATTTGTTGTGTAATATAAAACACCTTGAGTTGAAGCATCAAAATTGATTGTACCAGTTGCTGCGGTTGCTGAAACTGTAGTTCTTTCTTGTGGTGCTTTTAAAATATTGTTATGTAATGTTGCTGTATTTACTACTGGACTTGTTAAAGTTTTATTAGTTAAAGTTTGTGTTCCTGTTAATGTTACAGCACCAGTAATTGTATTACTTGCTGTATCAATTGTTTTATTTGTTAGGGTTTGTGAACCAGTTAATGTAGCAACTGTTGAATCAATTGCAAGGGTTACCGATCCAGAATTTCCACCACCGCTTAATCCTGTGCCAGCTGTAACTCCAGAAATATCTCCATCTGTTGCTGTATATGGAAGAGAGGTCCAGGCAGTAGTTCCATCTCCAACCTTTGTTTTTTTGGTATCTGTTTCAAATACCATTTCTCCCGCTGCCAATACGGGGTTTGCAGAGGTAAGAGCTGCGGCTGTTCCTCTTTTAAGCTGAATAATGGCTGACATTAAATTGTTCCTCCGTCAAACGTATTTGTTGTTGTACTAGCAATTATACTATATACTACACTATCAAGGATACCATCGATCTCTCCACCGTCATGAGATGTATTAGAGGCAGGCTCGGCGAGACCACTTGTAATGGTTCCATCTTCTGAATATTGTCCAGCATTTACCACTGACAATGTTGATAACTTAAGGGTCATTATACTACTCTCCATCCGTAACTAGATCCAGAATATAGCAATGAGACTCCGCCAAATGCCACGTCTATATCGAGATTCTGTACTGTTCCATTTATTTTATTTGAATTAGAGCTTAAAGTTATATTATTAATTGCTGCTGATCCTGTTGAATCATATACATATATTCCATCTCCCAATGCAGGGGATGCTGGTAAAGTTAATGTTCTAGCAGAACTTGTATCTACAAAGTATCTATGCGCTGACTCTAGCGTGATATTAGATGAAACTTCTAATGAAACTATAGAAGAGCCATCGGCACCATCAGCACCAGCTGGACCCTGTGGTCCTGCGGGACCAGTTGCGCCTTGCTGTCCAGTAAATCCTGGTGAGAACTCAACCCAGAAACTATCATGATAAATATATGCACGACCAGTTGCTGTGTTATACCAGACTTGTCCTGCCAATGGGTTTGTTGGTGGAGTTAAGCCAGGCTGAAAATCTCCTGGAATACCTTGTGGGATTGAAAAATTAAATATAGCATCAGATGTTGTTCCAACATTTTCTATTGTAGCATCTGATGAATATGATCCAGTTTCTACAGTTCCTACAGCAAGGGTCGATGCTCGACCAGTCTGTAGCTCAAAATCAAATATCGCATCGCTGGTAGTTCCTACATTTGTAACAGTTGATGGATTACCAAAATCTACATCTACTACATCTCCGATTTCAATTGTTGATCTCGGTCCCGCTGGAATTTGGAAATCAAATACTGCATCGCTTGTGTCCCCTGAATTTGTTACAGTTGCTGGATTGCCATCTAATACAGTTGTTACTTCACCAACTTCTATTGTTGCCGCTCTACCTGCGGGAATCTCAAAATCAAATACTGCGTCAGATGTGTCTCCAGAGTTAGTTACTGTTGGAGGCTGTCCATATAAAACATCTTCTACCGTTCCAACCTCAATGGTTGCTGCACGACCTGCAGGAATTTCAAAATCGAATACAGCATCGCTGGTATCTCCGCTATTTACTACTGTTGGCGGATTTCCAAATAATACTGTGTCTACTGTACCTACTTCAATAGTTGAAGCACGGCCTGCTGGTATTTCAAAATCTAATATTGCGTCTGTTGTTGTGCCAACATTTGTAATTGTTGGAGGCTCACCAAATAGTACAGTAGTTACTGTGCCAACTTCCATTTCTCCAGTATCGCCCTTATCTCCCTTTTCAATTACTAGTTGCCAATTAGGAGTAGATGGAGCTGTGCCTGCTGGACTATTTACTTCATTTAATCTCCAGAGAGATCCTTGATATGTTACGCCATCGTTTTCAAGATAAGAAACACCTGAGTTCCAGGCCCCTTGATATTCTAGGAATGCTGGACCTTGAGGACCTGTTGCACCTGTTGCAACTGCTTCAACCCAGTATGAATCATAATACACATATAATTTTGCATTTACTGTATCAAACCATGCGTCGCCTTCTGTGGGTAATGCAGGAGCAGTTGCAGATACTGTAACTCCTCCACCTGTTCCTCCGCCGCCTCCGCCGCCAGAGCCAGAAATTTCTACCCAGAATGCTCCATCATAAATATAAAGTATTGCTGTATCTGAATCTAGCCATAGATCTCCAACATTTGGATCAGCTGGAGCGGTAGAAGAAATATCAGCAGATGTTCCACCTGTTGATGTTAAACTTAATTCTTTATTTACTGAGTCATACTCTACAGTTATATTTGTATGTGTTCCATTTGTGATAATTGCTGCTGCAGTATCTTGAATACGCTCATCAATATCTAATTCTGTTTGTGGGACAAATCCATTTTCGTCTAGAGAAGCAACTCCATCAGGATTTCCAACATCTGATTGTGGTACATATGTATCTGGCAAAGAATTTCCGAGACTTGCGACGGCTTCATCGGTATACTCATTTGCTGTTGTAATAGCATTTGTTATAGCAGTAGAAACTGTTGTTGCAAAATTTGAATCGTCATTAATTGCTGCAGCAATCTCATTAAGAGTATCTAAAAGCCCTGGGGCAGCATCTACTAGATTCGATATAGCCGTGGTTACATAAGATTGTGTGGCTATTGAAGATGTGTCAACAGATAAGGTAATTGTATTTGCTTCATCATCGTACGATTTTACTATACCTGTGCCAGCCGTTAATGCTGTAGCAATTGCATCCATAGCCATTTCGTTGCTATAGGTTGCAGATAGGTTTATTTTGTTATTGTCATCGTCATATGTGACGGTAATTCCAGAATGAGTTCCAGCGGTTAAAACTCCACCGACTATATCTTGTATTGCTTCTGTATCTACAGATCCGCCTTCAAGGGCGGCAACTCTGTAGTCAAGGCTTGTGGCTACGGCAGAACCGTCGACGCCTACCTTAGCCTGCAAGGCCTCAATTGCATCGTTGGCATTAGCGTGTTGCGCTGAATGCGAAACCGCTTGTACCGAATCCGTAGATTGCGGGTTAACTAGAGAATCTAAATCCTCTGGGAAATTTGTTGCCATTTACGTATACCTCTTCCCTAATTATACCTTAAATTATTTATTATCTTAACTTGAAGTCATGCCAATACGGTAGCCTTTTTTATAGTGAGCCATAGGCACTGACTCTTTTTCTTTTATCAACTCGATCTTCTGTTCAAAAAACTCTCTATCTGTATTAATCTCTGCCTCCCAGTCTTCTCTTTTTATTGGAATAATTGACATTATTGGAGTGCCAGCTTCAATAACACCTTCAAAATTATCCTTAATGTGGAAGCTCACGTTTCCAGGCAATGGGTACACATCGTAGTCTGCTAGACCAGAAACGGTACTAAATGGTAAATCGTATCTATTTATTGGATGGGTGATCATAGCAGACCAACCTTCTGGCATTTGAAAGCCCCAATACATTTGCCATCCGAAATGTGCCTGATAGTGTCCGCTTGGAACTGGCATCTCATGAAGGACTCGATTTGCGACTGGCTCCATGTCATGATTCCAAGATAGTCTTGGAAGACCATCTATAATTTTAACATTAATATCTGTATGCAACAAGTAGTGGTATCCTGCCGTCATTGCATCATAATACGGCATACAATGTTTCATACTTAGAAATACATTATTTCTATTAGCCTCCCCGTTTTTAAACTTTTCAAGGTCTCCGTCGCCATGAAATCTTGGCATATCTTTCCAGTAGGGTGCTATATTTTTTCTAGCTGCTGCTGGAGGCATGAGCTCTTCAGCTTTTCTATCCCAAGGGTAAAAGGTAATTGTATTAGGCATTTAAACTCTTCTCTAAATCATACAGGGCTTTTGCGGCTGGGAACTTATCGCCAGTCTGTTCAACAATATTATTTAAATCTTTATAAAACTTTTTGTAATCTATTCCAGAAACTTTCTCATATTCATTCAACAACTCTATCGTTGGAGAGCCATACTCTCCTAGTATTTGTCCAGTTAATATTTGCTTATTTCTAAGAGTTCCAGCAACAACCTTATCTCTAAAAGAGATACCCTTTTCATTCTTTTCTAAATATTTTTGCTTCCATGAATTTGGAACATCCCTGCCCATTGTATACATCTCTCTAGTCCATAAAACATGATCTTTTATATTAAATATTCTATAGCCTCTTGTCCAGGCAAGCATAGCTATGACATTTTCTTCGTGGTAGGCAAGTTGTGGATCATACTTAACATCATTTACAAAACTACCTAACGTAAACAAGAAATGTCCAGATATTAAATAGTGCTTTTCATAATCAGCGTTTTCAAACTTTGCCCTTGCTGCTGCTGGTGAATTTAATGCTTCTATACCATATACAAACATTTTATATTTTTCTTGATCTTCCATGCCAATAGCCTCTGGGCTATCTTTAGAGACAAGTGACCAGTTTGGATATTCGCCTTCCCAATCTTCATTTTGTGCCATTGTTAGTTTTTGTCCACTTACTCTGTCTCTATAGTAGTATGGAACATATGTTGATATTATTGGTTTATCAGCTATCTTTCTTATGTTATTAAGATTATTTATTAATTTAATATCCCAGTCTTTTTTAAATACAGTATGGGCATCTATCTGTAAATAGTACTCTTCTCCGTCGTACAGGGTTGATGCTAATCCTCGTGCTACTCCAAGACCTAGCCCAACCATTTCATTATTTTTTATATATTTTACATTCTTAAATATTGATAGATCTGGAAAATTATTATCTGTATATTGCATAACAACACCAGCATAAACATTATCTGGATTATTAGCCTTAGAAAAAGCGGTGCTTAAAGTATCTAAAAGATCCTCTTCGTTATATGCTGCTACATTTATAAAAATATAACCATTTTTCATTTTACCACTTACCTAAAGGACAACTTGCGTTTTCTAGTTTTGTTTTTAAAGTCATGATGCATCCACATTTTTTACATTGCTTAGTTAAATTAATTAACTCTGGGCAAGAATTGCATATGCCCATTCTTTCTTCAATCAAAGACTCGTCTTCTAAATATTTATCTGGGTTTAGGGCATGCCAGGGTCTTGATTCGCCAAGATTTTTTTTATACTGTTGCCAAGCCGATAGCTTTTCTTCTGACAAAACTACTCCTCTGGAGATAAAAACTGGGTTCCATTCCATATCCACCCAGGCTGTACATTTAAAGAAGAATCAAATTCTATAATATCTGGATTAGACTCTAAACCAGCACATACCATTGATATAAAATCTTCTGACATTATGGTTTTATCTAATGTATAGAATCCTATTACTTCATTTCCTACTATACCAGCATACTTTATAACATCTGGATTGTCAATAGGACTTTTTGGTAATGGCGTCCTCATTTCTAAATCTTCTGGGTCATAAAAATTTTCTCCATCAAATAAGCATCCGCTCCTTAATTGTGAATATTCAATAGTTTTTTTAAAAATAAGCCCAGATCTTAATCCAGCAGACCATTTTATTCCAGTTGGGTTATCTTCTGGAAGACCTAAAGTATCAAAAACATCTCCGTCTGCAACTAAAGCAAACATATTATAAATTGTCATTTTTTCTCCTTAACATAAGTATGATCCTAGATTTGTACATGCACATGACGAGTTATATCTTCCAAGTCTTATACATGGATCTGGACAACAATTACATAAACTGCAAGATGCGGTTACTTCACAGGTTCCACCAACAGTACATCCTGGAGATGCATAATAAACTGGTGCAGCGTAGTACTGAGGTGCTGCATAGTACTGGGGTGCAGCGTAGTACTGAGGTGCAGCGTAGTACTGAGGTGCTGCATAGTACTGAGGTGCAGCGTAGTACTGAGGTGCTGCATAGTACTGAGGTGCAGCGTAGTACTGGGGTGCAGCGTAGTACTGAGGTGCAGCGTAGTACTGAGGTGCTGCATAATATTGTGGAGCTGCGTAATATTGTGGCGGTGCATAATAAACGGGTGCAACATAATTATAATAAACAAAAGAAATGCTAGTTCCAATTAAAACTGTATCTTCACTAGATGTATCTTGAGATTGAATATAATTTGTTAATCCTGAATCTGATGTATTTGTTGTTGATTCTGAATAATTAAGTCCAGCTGCTTGAATTGCTGTTATTGCTTGAGATCTTGTTAGTCCTGACAAATTAGGGACATTAACTTTTCTTACGCCACTCCTTTTATATTTGCCAGTTCTTCTACGCATTCTATGCGCTCAGATCGCCCAATACAACCCAAGAATTAAGTGCTCGTTTAATAAGTGTAGCGCTGCTCCACTGAGTACGTAATTTTAATCCAGGGGTGGCATTAGGAGTAAATGAAGTTCCAGCTATAGTAACTTGTGAAGCACCTGTCTGTAAAATATCGCATGTAAATCCTACAGGGAAAGAAGCGGAATCTGTTATTGTTAATGTTCCGCCTGCAGACATTTCAATAAGTCTATTAGAGTCTATCGGCAAAATAGTGTAGCCTGCAGATTTAGAATTTATTGTTATTGTATTATCAGACTGCACAGAAATTGATCCACTCATGGATGAATGGAACTGGCAAGCATAATAAAGATTATCTGGGGCATCTTGAGGAAGCTCTACTAGGATATGACCTGCTTGTGCTCCGCCATTTGTTATTCCAGTTGAATATACGTTGCCTGAGCTATAAGCACCTGACACTGTTTGAATCCAGAATGGGTGTCCTGTAGCATTAACATGTATTCTATATTTCTTACCTTTTTCAAAAGTGATTAATCCGTTAGATACACCGTTTACTAGATAAGCTCCAGATCCAGAGTTTGTAATATAATAATCAACCGAAGGATCTGATAGGTTTAACTTTAAATCTAATGCTGTCTGTGTTGCAGTTGATACTGGCTTATTTGCATCTGTAGTGTTATCAACATTTCCTAGATCCACCATTGATTTTGTAATACCTGAAACTGTTCCAGTAAAAGTTGGTGAAGCAATTGGTGCTTTTGCACCCAATGCCGTTGTGACTGTAGATGCAAAAGATGCGTCATCATTTATAGCCGCTGCGAGTTCATTTAAAGTATTTAATGTTGTTGGAGCAGTGTCTATTAAATTAGATATCGCTGTAGAAACATAAGACTCTGTTGCAAAGTCTCCGTCTGTTAAAGCTGCATTAAATTCTACCAATGTTCCGCTAATAGCATTTCCGCCTACAGTTATATTAAATCTTGTTCCGCCAGCATTTGTTGCTAAACCAGAAACATATCCAATTCCAGAAGTTGCTACTGATATAACGCCAAGGGAGCTAATGTTTATTCTTCCGCCTCTGTCTAGCCCTGCTTGATAAATTGGTATATTATTCTGACCAGCTAGACCCTCAATATTATCTACAGCCGAGATAGAAGTAATTCCAGTGCCTAGACCAATTACTTTATTTGTTAAAGTTTGAGCCGCAGTATTTCTTGTAACTTCTGATGCAAGTTCTGAGTCTGGAATCTTTCCATTTGAATCTAATGAAGCTACACCGTCTACTGCGCCAACATCTGATATTGGCACATAGTTCTCTGGAAGAGAGTTACCTAATCCTGCAACTGCCTGGTCTGTATACTCATTTGCATCCGCAATATCTCCCATAGTTGCAATATGGTTGTTTGCAATGGTTGAATCATTTAAGTATGCTCCACCTACACCATGTTGTAATACTAAGTTTTGATCTGCAACAATAGCAAACACATCGTCTCCTGGCTCTCCACTAATTCCAGAAACAATTAGCGTTCCACCTCCTGGACCATGTAAAACTCCATCTGACCCAAATTGCCAGTAATTATCCCAAGACTCTTCATGACTAAATACATGAGCTGCTCCTCCAACAAATGATGCTGGTTCTCCATTTAAATTTGCTGTAATAGTTTGTAGACCAGAACTTGGTGAGTCTGTTGTAACAGAATCAACAGTGACTATATCTCCGCCTGGATAAAACATCGTATCGCCTACATAAATATTTGCTGTATTGCTAACTACAAAAGAAGTGTTGCTTGTTTCGTTTAAATTTGTATAAGTGTTAATAATTGTTTCTGGTCTTGTACTAATATATACAGATCTTGCTCCGTCAGATACACGAACATTATTTCTTTCTCCACCAATAAATAGATCTGCACCTGAAGCATCTTGAGTTCCACCACCACGAATATGAATGTGGTTTGGAGCTGTAGGATCAATAATTAAATACTGATCTGTATTAATGTCTGCATCTGGAACTAACTCTATTGTTCCATTGCCATATCCGTCACCAGATGCTGTTCCAGCACCAATAATCTGTACGCCATCAAATGTGATATCTCCAGTATTAGTACCATTAGAAGAAGGGTCTATAGAAGGAAGACTAGCCCATAGAGTTGTTCCGTCTCCTATTTTAGTTATTTTATTTGTTAAGTCATAGCCAAACTCACCAGACAATAATGGTGTTGTACGGGCCGCCCATTGTGTAGCAGTTCCTCTTTTTACTCTTATTGTAACTGACATTATGGTGTACCGCCGTCAACAACACCAGAGGCTGGAATTTCTACTGAGTCTACAGAGAACAGAGATCCATCATATGTATGAACGTGATCTAATAGTCCTGTAACTGCTCCTGAATTAACTGGATTCCATTGTGTTCCATCATAGAATCTTAGCTCTTCCGATATTGTATTGTAATAAATATCTCCAATACGTGCTGATACTGGATCATCTTCTAAAGCTACTGCATGTAAAGGGACTAATCTTTTTACAGACACTTATTGCCCCCTTTATCCTACGATAACTACTTTATATGCTCCAGAAGCAGGTGCTGCTGTAAATCCTATTGTCACCTGACTTGTAGAATTTCTTACTACATCAGTTTCTACCGTATCGTATGTTGCTGCATCATAAACTTGAACCTGAACTTCACGAGTTCCGAGGTTGTGTGTAATTGCGTATGTTAAAGCTGCTCCGTCACCGATTGTAGCTACATATTTACGAGCTATATCGTGATAAGATCCTCCAACAAGTCCTACCTGCCACTTATCTGCTGTTTCGCTCCATAGAAGTTCAGCATCTGCTTCAGTTCCACGATGTACAACAATTCCAGCATCAAGAGAGGGTGAGTTCTCTTCTGGCATACTAGAGTTAAGATTAATCTTATTATCTGAGATATTAACTTGTGTTGAGTTTACTGTATTAATTACACCAGTAACGTTTAGGTCTCCGCCAACGTTAAGGTTATTGGTAATTGTTACATCATCTGGCAAACCAATTGTGATTGCCGCATTTTCTGAACCTGAGCCAGAAACAGTAATTTCATTTGTAGTTCCAGCAATTGTTGCTACATAGTTACCAGTTGTCTGTGTTCCAAGGTTTACATTCTTGATAGATACAGCACCAGTTGTTACTGTAAAATCTGCGTCTGCAAATGATGCGACACCCTTATTAGTTGTGCTTGCATCTTCACCAGCAATTGTAATTGTGTTATTTGTTACTGCAACATCAATTCCTTCTCCGCCAGATACTGTTAATGTGTCTGTAAGAAGATTTACTGTGTCAGTTCCTGTATCACCTGCGATTGAAAGTGTTGTTGCTACGCTTACAGTTCCTGCTGCTGTCAAACGACCTTGAGCGTCTACTGTAAATGTAGGAATTTCTGTTGTTGATCCATATGAACCAGGTGTTACGGCTGTATTATCTAAATCTATTGTTGTGATTCCTGTAGAATCAACATATGTCTTAGTTAAACCAACTCCGCCTTCTACATATGTCCCAATTGCGTCTGTAATTACTTCTAGAGAAGCATTCATTGCTACCCATGGACCATTTGGTGCTGCTAGTCCATTGTAGTAGTACATCGTGTTATTCGATGTGTCATAGTAAATTTGTCCAGTAACTGCAGCTGATGGTGCAGAGCTTAACCCCTGGATGCGGGCATTCTGAAGTTCATTCTTGTTAAGATTGATATCAGTTACAAATAATCTTGCCATTTTCTACTTCTCCCTTAAGACAGGTATGCTGTCCCACCGAATGGTTGAGCCATAGTCAGTGTAATTTTGTTAATACTATTATAGTCTATTCCAGTTTCTAATATGTCCCCAGCGCTGTTTTTGACAGTTACATTTGGGTTATACCCCATATTATGGGTAATCTCAAGAGCCCAGTAAGTTCCTTGATCAGTGACCTGATTAATTGAGAACGGATATGTAAGAGTGCTTGTACTTAGTGGATATGCGGTAGCTCCAGCCCAAGTAAGGTCGTTTGGCTTTGGCCCATAAAAATATGTAGTATTTTTGTCATAATAGAAATCTCCTTCAAGCCCTAGGTTTTCTGCTGGGACTCCATTGCCATTTAATATTGTTTTACCTCTTGGACCTTGTGGACCAGAAGTAGAAATTACAATATCGTTAACGGTTTCTGTAATTACAACTTTAGGAATACTATCATTATTTACAATTGGCATTAGATTGTAACCGATCTACTTAATGTAATAAATCCTTCAAGCAACTTTATTTTATTGCTATTGGAATCTATAAGCATTATGTCATATGAAGATTTTGGATAGAACAATTTATTAGTTTGAGTTGGAGTCATCTTAATGGTTAATTTGCCAAGGGCTGGGTCAATTGTGATTCCGCCAGTTGGTGAAGTTAATGTAAATGCTAACTTACTTCCACCCTTTGTATCACGAACCTGCATCTTTGCAGATGCACCAACAAGAGATATCGGATCGTCATTAGGATCCTTATACTCTAAAATAAATGAAAAGGTAGTATTTTGATCTACTTCCCAGTTTTTCTGTCCTGCCATTTGCCAAATCTCCTAAATAGGAAAACTCCTATGCTCATTTTAGCATAGGAGCCGTCCTAATTGATTTTAGTTTTTACTTCTTTGTGAAGCCAAAAGATGGCTCATTTGTATTAAGAGCCTTTAAGATAACGGGCAGCACTGCTGCGATTCCGCCCTTAATTAGGTCTCCTGGGTCAGTGTTTCCAGTCATGTAAAGAGCAATGGTTGCACCCAAAAAGTGACGACCATAGCTTGACAATGCTGCGAGAATTTTCTCCTGCATAGTTACCTTTCCATCATTGTTAAGATCTTGTTTCATTAGATCCTCCTATTTCTGGGCGTTGTGCCCAGGAATTTTGGGTATTACCCCAATATCTATTATATACCTATTAAGCGGAAATGTCTACAATCTCACAATTTCCGTCTGATGTACACGCAAGTGTGGCATTTGTAGATGTGCCATCTTCTGTCTCATAGAATGATAAATCTTCCCAACGAATATCGTTAGGCATTTTTGCAAGCAAAGATTCATACTCTTCTTTAGAAACTTCCTGATAAGGAGCTTGCTTATATGTATGATCTGAATGAGGCAGAAATGAAATACCTGAAACTTCATCAAAATGCTTGTATACCCAAGCACCGACTTCCATCCACTCATCTTCTTTTACAGAAACTGTAATTGAAGGCTTGTGTTCACACCATGCACGTTGATAAACTAACCAAGTGTTTAAGTGATCTAATGCAGTAAGATCAGATCTTGTAATTGCGCCTTCTGGTGCCTTTACTGGAAATGAAAATACGTAAGTATCATTTGGCTTCATTACATCATCTTCTACTGGAATTCCAACTTCCTTTAAAAATGTGGAGATTGGATCTCCCTTTGAGCCACGTACTGTACGAATGTAATACTGTGAATGCCATGGATGCATTCCTGAAGATACCCCGACCAATTGAGACACTGTTCCAGAAGGCTTTACACATGTAATAGCTGCAGACTCAGGAATCCCAATTTTCCCTGCCTCTTCTTTGTTAATTGCTCTTGCCTCTTCACGCAAATCTCCAAGGACCTTTTCTAGTTTATCAAGACCTTGCTTTCCTGAGAAAAACTTATGTCCGAATTGTCCTGTTAAAGAAACTCCAAGTAGGCGTTCCTCTTCTGTATTGTCTTTCCAGATTTTACGAAGATACTTAAAGTCTGTTAGCGTTGCTTGCCAAGTCCCAAGTATTGTAGCAAGGCGTACTTTGTCTGTAACATCTTCAACTGTGTCCTTTTCACGTAATACGACTTCTGAAAGATTACAAAACTGATAAGGACGGAGAATAATTTCTGAACATGGGTTTGTTCCATAATGGATTTCAGGGTCTCTACGACCATATTTAGCTGCCTGCGCCTGCGCTGCTGCGACATTATAAATTCCACGTTCGCCAGACTTTGAGTCATAAAGGTTTTTCCATTCTGCAATAAACTGCTCCATCTCTGGCTTGCGTGAATATGCAACAGAGTTATTTGATAATGCACGTTGTGTATTGTTTTCCCACCAGTTACCAGACTTTGCTGCTGCCATTTCAATATCATTAATATTAGAAAGAGAGATCATTGCTGAACGACGAACTCCACCTACAACAACAACTTCTCCAATCTTGCACATAATATCGTGTGCTTCGATTGGCTTTAACTGACGGCCTACTGCATTTTTAAACTTTGCAATTGTAAAATCAAAAAGATTTACCAGTGGCTGTGGACCAGATGATCTTCCACCCATTGTCTTAAGACGTGCACCTGCTGGACGAACTTTACTAACATCAATTGCTGGGATGTGTCCTGTCCAAAGCAATGCAAGTAGTTCACGATATGCCTTTGCCCAACCTTGCTTTGAATCTTCTACAACAATTACTGTATCTGACTTTTCAAATGAGTCTGGAACGGCAGGAAGTTTATTAACATACTTGTATTCAACAGAAAACCCTACACCTGTTCCGCACATTAAAATATACATTGTTTCATCAAATGATCTTGGATTATCTACTGGGACAAATGAGCAGTTATAGCCTGCCACATTATCTCTTTCTAATGCTGCACCAGAAGTCATTACTGATCTCATTGATGGCATTACGTTTCTATTAAATACTGCTTCTTTTAATTCCGCAACTAATTTATCTGTTGGCTTATAGTTGTGATTCTTTTCTAGATGACCTAGCATAAAATCAAAATATCGATCTACTGTCTCGCCCCAAGTTTCACGACGACCTTCCTCTGGAATCCATCTCGCATAACGAGATAACGCAATGAAATTTTCATATGGGTTTGCAATAGTCTTTGACATTTTTAGTGACACCTTTTCTCCGCCTTGCGGTTTATATAAATTTTGAGTTGAAATCCAATTCTACCAAACTTTAATCTAAAGGGGAAGGGGTTATGAAAACTTTTCCTCTAAATGCTCAAAGGCATTCTTAGTCAACTTAATCCAATTAAACTTTTCATGCATTCCAGTTGACTGAGCAAAGTAATATCCTGAATATGCTTTAAAATTTTCAGTAGCATCTAACATTTTATTTGCTAGATCAATTTCATCTGGTTTAAACATTTTTCCTACATGTGCATCGCCAACTGCTTTAGGCAAAGTCTCATTGGTTAGTGTAGACTTTAATTTAAGTGGTCCTATAAATTCTTTATATTCTGCCCACGGATAAGTTGTAATTACTGGCATGCCGCTTGCAAGCGCTTGTGCTGGAATAAAGCCAAATCCTTCTCCCCATGTGGGATAAACCAAACAATGATGGCGGTGATAAAGATTTACTAAATTCTCTATCTCATACTCTTCTGTAATTATAGTTATATTACTATATACATCAGTTGGTGAAACTAATCTAGCATATCTATCATATACTCTTAATGTATGACTATTATGAGCTTTAATTGTTAAATGATACTTTGGATTATTTCCAAATAGCTTAATGAATGTATCCACTACTAGTTGCCCGCTTTTTCTTGGGGCAGGTTCTCCTACATGTAAAAATCTAAATGTATTTCCAAGAACTCTCTTGTGCGGGGTCCAGACTTCTTCTATGCCATGTGGATAAACTGTTATATCTTTATTAACGCCGTTATTTTTATATACTTCTGAATTCCAAGTTGAAGTTGCCCAAACTTCGTCACAATCATTTAATGTATCTACCCAATCTGGTCGCATGCCAGTTGATTCCCATGGTGTATATCCAATTTGATATTGATTTTTATGTCTTTTGTATAAATGTGGCTGAGTAAAATTTAATTGTATTTGTGCATTTGGATTTGACCAGCTTACAGTATGCCCTAAAGTTTGTAATGATTTAACCATATGCTGTGCCGCATAACCAAAACCCACTGCTGGATTTAAGCCTGATCTTGGTATATACAATGAAATATTCATATTAGTTTCTGGTCAACTGGCTTGACACCTACCGTCAAGTAATGTTATGATTATAGTTCGTTATCTCTAAAGGAGGAAATGCCAATGGAGAATATCAAACAACGTTTGAGCGAAGTTGCTCATAACTGGACGTATATAGGAATGATAACATTATTTCTGTTCACTGTCCAGCCTGGGCCAACAGCAACTCAAGCATTGCAGGTAGAAGTACCTGTGAAATCAACAGTACAACTTAAGAAAGAAACCTTAGAGAAGTACAGCACTACTGTGTACAAGCCTTCTGAGATGCTAACAGACGGAGAACTAAAAGAACTCCTATCAGCTGTTGGCTTTGAAGGAAAAGCCCTTAAACAGGCTTGGGCTATTGTTAAGGCAGAGTCTAACTCAAGACCTATGGCTTACAATGGTAACAGGAAAACTGGAGACAGTTCCTACGGAATTTTTCAGATTAATATGTTGGGTGAACTCGGCATTGATCGTAAAGAAAAATTTGATCTAAAGTCAAACATCTTATTGTTTGACCCAGTAATAAACGCAGAGATAACGTATTATATGACTAAGGGCGGCTTAGATTGGTCATCCTGGTCTTCATTAGGTGGAGATCGATATAAGGAATTTTTAAATAAGTTCCCAAGTTAGAAAGGAAGGTACATGAAGATACAATATGTGTCTAAGTACCTTCAGCTTGCAGAGAAGGGCCTTGTTCCTAGACTTGAATGTCCTATGGATCAGGGCCCTTTAATGTGCAACGAAACAAATGAGAGTATAATTTATCTATACTGTTTATCTTGTCAGTATAAAAACAATATCGGGCTGGAGCTATATGGAAAAATCAAAAGAGCCGTCGATTCAAATTAATACTGACGGCGGACAAATAAAAGAAACAGACCAAATGGGTCGTGAGAAGTTTTGGGAAGATTTAGGAAGACCAGATGACAGAAAATGAGCAACCACAGAATTTAGAAGATAATTTGCCTATGGTAAATTATATTATGCTACACAGAATTTATGATTTATTGACATTAATAGCAAATAAGTTGGTAGGTCCAGAAGATGTGTCTAAGATGGTTCAGTATCATGACCAGGGATTCCTTTTAGGACCGTCTCCATCATTTACACCACAAGGCGAAAATGAAGAAACTATATCTTGATCAAATAGCCTATAAGATGAATAGGGCGGAAAAAACAGATTACGAAGACATATCAAAATCCTCTGAAGCTTTGAAGTGGATGGTAGAAAAAATAGAGTCTTATTTAAATAAATGTTTAAACGTAGAAAATGGACAATGTAGTACTACGTGGAGACATGATGAATGTAAGACACTGATGGATATCTTATACGACCTGACTGAAGATGAAAAATATAAAGAAAAAGAATGGGTCTTTGACCCTAATCAAAAAAGTCTCTGGGACTAACTATTGACTTTAGATAGAGGTTATTTTATACTCTATATGTACTGGTTGTAGCATCCCACAAAATTTGCTCCCAGTACATGATCGCAAGATCAGCAGAACCCAATCGGATCCGCCTCTGATTGGGTTTTGTCCTTTTTAGCGGTATAATAATAGAATGATTAGAACTAAGCTAGTGACACTAAATAATACCCCAGTAGAAATAACATTTACTGATGAGGTAGATTCTCACTATACAATAGTAATAACAAACACTAGCGCTAATAAGCATGCCCTTATAGGTAATGGATCTGTATCAACCACAAACTACGGGCTTAGGGTAGAACATGATGGCCCACCAATTACTTTAGAAAACATGTCATTTAAAAATAGACTTTTTGGAATATCAGAAGATCCAAATACTGCAACTCAGGTTGCAGTTATGGTAATAGAAAGAAACTGAGCCCCCTCGACACGATTCGAACGTGTGACGCAGGCCTTAGAAGAGCCTCGCTCTATCCTCTGAGCTACGAAGGGATCTTGCTGGAACACCAGGGGTCGAACCTGGGACCTAGAAGTTAACAGCTTCCCGCTCTGCCTCTGAGCTATGTTCCATTATGTTATAAGTATACTAAATAAAGTGGGAATTGAAAAGTACTTATTTAATAATTCCAACTAATAATACTATTGTAACTGAAACCAGTAGACCTAACATTAATTTACTAAAATCCCCAGCAACTATTGGGAATACCTTGGTAACCTTTTCTCTTTTTACGGTTCTGATTGCCAATTCCCTACCAGCAAGTAAGCCTACGAATACCCATGTTGTAGACATTGGGATATCGTTTAGTTCCTTAAAGTATACAAGAATTAAAAAGTAAACAAAATCAATTGCTGTTGCTGATCTGACAAACTTAGTGTTGTGCTTGCTTTGAACCAGCTTTTGAATCTTGCCTCCACGCTCTCTGAGCATAAAGGCCAAACCTGAAACAAATATAATGCTTATTGCAATCATCATATCTAGTGGTATAGAACGTGGAAGGAATACGGCTATATTTGCTAAGTCTTGAGATAGCCAAGCCCACCATAGTAAGCCAGTAGATACCCATTGAGCAATCCTCCACTTTTTGCCGTGCTCTTCATTTACTGGTAAATGCCTAAACATAGCAGTAATGGTAAACCATAGGATATATGCAGTAATTCCTGCTATTAAATACCCCATAATGCTTTTCATTAAAACTGATTGTAAAACATTTTGTGCGGCAAATGCTGCTAAAACCAAAAATGAAGTTGATACTGGAACTCCAAACCTAGTTAATAAAAGCAATACAGCAGGGGCGGCAGCGTGATACCACTGAACCTCTTGAAATGGTATTTTATTTAAACGCTCATAAGATATATCTCCGCCATAATTAAACCATGCATACCATATCGTTCCAAGTAGGATAGTAGATGCGTATGCCCACATATACTTCCAATTTACATTT